GCGCACCTGCTTTGGGAGCAGGGGGTCGTGGGTTCGAATCCCGCTACCCCGACGAAAAATTCAAGTCAAGAAAAATTGAATGGTGTTGAGCTGATACAGTTTGTATCGGCTTTTTTCGTTTATGTAAATTAGACACAATTATACCCCGTTTTGGGGCAAATAAAGAGGCTATTTCTTTGAACTATCTTTGAACAAGTTTCTCTATTTACATTCGTTTAGGGGAAATTAAAGTAATTTCCTATCAAATAACCCCGATTCAAGCTGTTTAATGCATTTTTAAACCTTTAAAAAACATTAAAACAGTATATGGCAACATTTAAAGCAGTTGTTTTCCAAACTGGAAGACACATAAAACTAGATGGAACATCTAATATAAAGATTAGAATATATCATAATAGAGAGTCACAGTATATATCTACCGCTTATTATATCCGCCCTGAGAACATGGACGAATCCGGAAGAATCTTATCGGGAGTGACAAACGGAGAAATGATAGAATACGAAATAAATGCGTATATCCAGAAGATCCGGAGAGAATATTTAAAATTGGGGCAAGATAGAACACAATTCATGTCTTGCATGGATCTCAAGGAGGAAATAGAAAAATCTCTCGCTCCTGATGCTGAATTTATAGACTTCGTAGAATTCGCTCAAAACATAGTAATTCAGACGAAAAAGAAGAAAACAGCCGAATGGTACAGCTCTTCTATCGATACTCTATGCTGGTACACGAAAAGGAAAAAGATAGATATTAAGTTAATCACCTCATTCCTACTAAATAAGATGATAAAAGACCTGTATCAATCAGGCCCAGCAGGTATTCCGCTAGAACCTGGCACAATAAGCCATTATCTTAGAGGCTTAAGAGCATTATACAACAAAGCCAAACTCTATTATAACAACGAGGACTTCGATATCATAAGAATACCTGGTGATCCGTTTAAAAAGGCAGAGATTCCGGAGTATCGAAGAAAAAGAAAGAATATAGACATCAATACCTTATTAAGAATTCGAGATTTCCAGTCCGATAAAAGACGAACTAATATGGCACGAGACGTATTTATGATGATGTTTTACATGATGGGGGTCAACATCAACGACCTTTATAGTATTTCGTGCGAACGTCGTGGAAGATTAGAGTACACACGTTCAAAAACGAATACGGATAAGAATCACGAACAAGTACCACTTTCCGTAAAGATCGAACCGGAACTTCGCACACTTCTTGATAAATATACAGAAGGGTATTTCCTCTCCTACTTTCATACTAACTATTGCAGCTTGAACAATTTCATGCGTGCAATCAATAGTGGGCTGAAAGACATTTGCTTGAATTTAGAGATTGATTTTAAAGTTACTACTAATTGGGCGCGCCACAGCTGGGCCAGCTTGGCAAGAAACAAAGCCGGAGTACCAAAAGCTGACATCGACTTCTGTCTTGGCCATGTGAACAATGACTATAAAATGGCTGATATTTACATTGATATAGATTATAGTATTTGCGACAAGGCAAATCGCGCTGTATTGGATTTATTGCAAGAAAAAGAAGAAAAAAAAGACTGAAACGTTTGCAAATACAAAAACTCTCTCTATATTTGCAAACATAATGGTGTTGAGCTGGATAAAACAATGATTTTATCCGGCTTTTGTTGTTCCTATACAATTTAATAGCTTTTAATTACTGAAACCTATCTCCTCTTTATGTTATGCGCCAAAAAACAATGACGCATGGAAATTACAGTATCAAAAACAGCTTTATCAGATAAGCTAAAATCAGTCGGGCGAATTATACAGCCTAAAAACTCATTACCTGCCTATGATAACTTTTTGTTTGTTATAGATGAATTTGGAGTCATTCTAGTAACCGCAGGTGAAGAAGGTGGACGCATCTCTACAAACATAGATGGTACCGCAGACTTCACCAATTACACTTTCATGGCTAATGCAAAAACATTACTTGACGGACTAAAAGAGATTCCCGAACAACCTTTGATTATATCCATCCTTGAAAAGGAATTGATTGTCAAGTATGCAAACGGTAAGTTCTCAATACCTATTGAGAAAGGAGATCAATACCCATCTATGAGTACGGATGATACCGCCAGCCCATTTCTTGTATCAGGCAATGATTTATTATACGGAATAAGGCAAGTTTTGATCTGTAGTGCCAATGATGAACTCCGTCCGGTAATGAATGGTGTCTATTTTGATATCGGTTTAGATTCAATGTCATTTGTCGCAACAGATGGTACCCGCCTAGCAATGATTGAGAATCCATCCGCTTATACGCGCAAGGAACGGGCGGCCTTTATCCTGCCGAGCAAGTTTGCTAAAATACTTTCTAACATTGTTCCAGAAGATTGCATGGAAGTAGAGATATCGGTAAATCAGACTAATATTTTATTTGAGTTTGATTCATACCGGTTAATCTGCCGTATGATCGAAGGCCGGTATCCTAACTATCGCGCTGTTATTCCTCAAAAGCAGCCAAATCGTGCTGTATTAAAGAAAGCTGATATTGTGTCAGCTTTAAAGCGCGTATCTGTCTTCTGTGATGAAAGTTCGTCTTTGGTAGTCCTCAAGTTCGATTCTGACTCTCTTAAAATTGCAGCTCATGATTTAGATTTTTCTAAGTCTGCAGAAGAAACGATTACCCTGCAGTCAGGCTGTAATATTGAAATCGGCTTTAGAAGTAGCTTCTTGATTGAAATGATGAATAACATTCCTTCGGAAGATATTGCCATCACTATGAGCGATCCATCGCAGGCTTCACTTCTTACCCGCTGCGACGAAGAAGTAAAAAGCTTAACCTATCTATTAATGCCTTTATCAATTAATAATTAAAGTCATGGGAAAAGAGAACCAATCATTTAAACAGGTTATTCAATCTTATTTAGAGCAACGTGCAAAGAGGGATTCCCTCTTTGCCACCTCTTTTGCGAAGCAAAATAAGAATATAGATGAATGTTGCAATTACATTATAGGTGAAGCTAAAAAACGCGGTGGGAACGCTGTATTCATGTCTGACGATGAAGTATTCGGGCTTGCAGTTCATTACTACGATGAAGATGATATCAAAGTTAGTAAGCAAACCAATTATAAGGTATCAGCTGGAAATGTGAAAAAAGAAGCATCTACAGAACAACCAGAAATTAAAAAGCCTGCTTCTGCCCCTAATAAGCGTAAAGGGATGAAAAAGCAAATACCTTCCGGACAATTTTTATTATTTGAAGACTTATGAAGCCAAGAACGAAATTACAGCTTAGAGTAGCAGGTTTAAGTAGCCAGCTACCTAATATTGAGAATATGATGATTGACTGGGCTAAAAGCGATTGTTTAAAACATATAGGATATGCAACCAAGTCATGTGCTATATGTATGGAGTGCGGGCAGCGCTTCTCTCCAGAACTTGTAAAACGTAAGCGTGCTATTTGTCCTCATTGTGGTGCATGCTTGAAGATAGAACAGTCAAGGAAGCGTACAGACAAACAATCGATGTTTATTGCCAAAGCGGAAATTTGTGAAGAATTCCAAGTTATCCGAAGCTTTGAATTGATTGCTTACTATCAGGCAGAAGCGAATCCTCGTTATTTTATTCGTGAGATACTGCAACATTGGATAAAAGATGATGGCAACCGGGAGGTAGTAGCTCGTGCTAACAATACGGGACATTGTGGATGGTGTGGAGATTTGGAGATACGTAATAAAGTTGTTGGATCATATTATTACAGTTGTAGTAATGATGTTTATTGTGAACGCTATCATCCAGCCTCCGTCTTTAGACCTAAGTATATTCAAATGGGTATAGATTGTAAATTACGCGGTATGTCATTTCTTACTGCTACCAATATAATTCCCCATTCTCCCAAGGCTGAAACACTTCTAAAGGCAAGACGTTATGAATTAATAGATCATTTCGAGGGACACCGTTACAAGATTGATATGTATTGGCCGTCTATTAAAATTTGCCTTCGAAATAAATATCGGATTAAGGATGTTTCCATGTGGTTTGATTATCTGAAACTACTTGAACATTATCGTAAGGATCTGCATAACGCCCATTACGTTTGTCCTAAGAATCTAAAAAAAGCCCATGACTTGTATGTGGCGAGAAAGAAACGTGATGATGAAAAAGAACGCAAGGCTAAAGAAATGCAACAATTGCTTAAACTCAAGAAGGATGCAGAGAATTATATCAAAGAAAAATCGAAGTTCTTTGACCTAAAAATGTCTGATGGTAAAATAGTCGTAGTACCGCTCAAAAGTCTTGAAGAGTTTCAACAAGAAGGTGAAATCATGCACCATTGCGTCTTTACAAATAAATATTATAAAGAAAAGGATTCACTCATTCTTTCTGCTCGAATCGGCAAGAAACATATTGAGACCGTAGAGGTCAATTTAAAAACATTCAGTATTGTTCAGTCCCGTGGAGCCTGCAATAGTAATACCGAGTACCATAACCGTATTATCGGACTCGTGAAAAAAAATATGAACTTAATACGTCAGAAACTGACGGCATAGCATACAATGACCTATATAGATTATATAAACCAATTTTGGAAGATGAATCGAAGTGTAGAATTCAGCCCGAACGAAGTCTTTTTGTACTTCTATCTCTTGAATGAGTGCAATATTCGGGGTTGGCAGAATCCGTTTGAGCATCCCAACAAGACTATCGTCCTCGCAACCGGTATATCAGAGAAAACCGTCATTGAAGTTAGGAACAGATTGCAGCAAAAAGGTTTAATAACCTTCGAATCGGGTAAGAAGAATGCGAAATCGCCAGTTTATTACTTACTTGACGAAAGTAAAACGGTAAGTAAAGAGGTAAGTAAAAGAGTAAGTAAAAGAGTAAGTAAAACGGTAAACATTAATAATAAGACTAAAGACAATAAGACTATAACTCTCTCACGCGCATGCGTGGGAGAGCTGTTTCCGGAAGATAGTTTTTTCGATAAGTCTTTAGAAGAATGCTATCAGGAACTGAAATCTAATCAGTCATGGGCGGAAACTGTAACGATGAATACTCGTTCTTCCGGTTATGATGAATTTACGATAGAAGCCTTTTACGAGTGTTTGAAGCAATTCTTTATGAAACTACAAAATGAGGGTGAAACGACAAAGTCGCCAAAAGGCGCGATGTCTCACTTTGCCCGATGGTTGAAATTAGAACTAAGCAACAAAAAAGATGGAAAAAGTAAGAGAACAGATACAGATTCAGAAACAAAAATTAAAGTGCGGACCATCAAGCTATGACCCGATTGCTTTTAAGAATTCGATGAATTTGTTCCGAAGATGTTGTTTATATGTATGCCCAAATTTTTGCGTTGACGATCGAAATCGCGAAATCATGAATGAGATTTTTTTATATCTCATCGGAGGGTCGAACGTTTTAGACCGCAGCAAAGGATTGTGGCTATATGGTTCTGTAGGAACCGGAAAATCCTGCATATTGAAAATCATACAGATGTATGACAGGTATAGCAACGGAAAAGACAAAACAGGATATTACCTACAGGGAGGATTCCCGATAGAGGCAGCAGCTTTCGTAGCTAACCAGTATTGCAAGAAAGGCATTGACGGAATCTTAAGTTATGACGGTTCAAATGGAATAGCGTTAGGTCTGGATGAAGTCGGACGAGAGCCTAAGGTAAAGCATTACGGGACAGAGATGGATGTGATACAGTACATACTTCAAATGAGATACGACAACAGGAGAAGTTGTACAACATTCGTGACTACTAATTTATTTCCGGAAGAGATTCATTTAAAATATGGGGAATATATTGCCGATCGAGTTAACGAAATGTTTAATGTTGTGGAAATCGGAGGTAAAAGTCGAAGATAATTGTATCTTTGAAAACTATTATAAAAAAACAAAAAACCATGAAAGAAAAAAAACAGCAAAAAGAAGATGATAATCAATTTAACATGAACCTTCTTTACGCACCTGAATTAGAAAAAGCTGTATTGGGTACATTAATGACTGACAAAAAGGCTTATGCGTTAATAAGTGATATTCTTCGTCCAGAATCTTTTTACGAATATCGACATCAACTGATATATGCTGCAATAATTACCCTCGCGGTCAATCAAATGCCGATAGATATTCTAACTGTAAAGGAGCAACTTAGCAAACGAGGCGAATTAGATAAAATTGGAGGACCAGCTTATATAACTCACTTGAGTAGCAAAGTAGCATCATCGTCTCAAACGCAGTATCACGCCCGAATCATTGCACAAAAGTATATATCCCGCCAATTACTTGCACTTGCAACAGATATTCGCTTAAAAGTATTCGATGAAACCCAAGATGTAGAAGATTTAATTTCGGAAATCAGAGGAAAGCTGACTGATATATCCTCATTAAATACGGAACATGATTGTATTCAGATTAACCCCGTGATTGATGAAGTCTATAAACTAATTCAGAAGGCAGCTACACGAACTGATGGACTAAGTGGTTTGGAAAGTGGATTCACTAGATTGGATAAAATGACATGTGGCTGGCAGAATGGTGATTTGATTACTATAGGAGCACGTCCTGCAATGGGGAAAACAGCATTTATTATATCTATGCTAAGAAATATGGCGGTCAACTTCAGAATTCCAGTCGCTTTGTTTTCTCTTGAAATGAGCAATGTGCAGTTAGTCAATCGTCTTATCACCAATGTCTGCGAAATTCCAAGTGAGAAAATCAAGAGCGGACAGCTTGCCTGTTATGAGTGGCAGCAATTGGACTATAAACTAAAAGATTTGCAAGACGCTCCTCTTTATGTAGATGACTCACCACTTATGAAAATGGATATTTTGTGTAATAAGGCACATTATTTAGTAAAAGAAAAGGGTGTTAAGTTGATTGCTATCGACTATGTTCAATTGTTATATAATGACATCAAATATACAGAGAATAGATATTCGGAAATAAATTACTTCACAAGAAGATTAAAATCTTTAGCAAAAGAGCTGAATATTCCTATTATTATTACATCGCAATTGAATCGGGCAATTGAATCTCGTGAAGGGATTGATGCTAAACGTCCTCAGTTAATAGATTTACGTGATAGTGGTACATTATGCGATGATTCTGATATGGTTCTTTTTTTACATCGGCCAGAATATTATAAGATTTTTCAAGATGATCGAGGAAACGATATGCGAGGTATGGCAGAAGTAATTATTGCTAAGCATCGTAACGGTGCACTAGGTGAAATATTATTGCGATTCAAAGGCGAATTCTGTCGCTTTTCAAATCCAGAGGAAGACATATGTATTCCCATGCCTGGTGAACCCATCGGTACGAAACTTGGTTCTTCTTCAATCTCTAAAACCAAAGTGCCATTCTCTATAGATAATCAAATTAAAGATGATGGTCCATTACCTTTTTAAAATATTCGCTGAATTAATTTTCTCTTCAATATTTTTTCTATCTTTGTAAAAGAATGGTGTTGCGCCGGATTTTGAAGAAAAAATCCGGCATTTGTTATTTGTAAGTTACTGAAACACTAAAGTATTCTCTTTGCTATGTCATACTTAATTTAAAAAATTAAAATTATGGCAAGTGAAGCAGTAAATAATTACATAACTAAACGCTACGAACGCTGGCTTGATTACTCTTTGTATCATTGTGGGCTTGCTGGTACTTCAGACGAAGCAACAGACGTCTTGAATGAGGTCATTTGTTCGCTCCTTCAAAAGAAAAGCAGGTTACTGGATAAATTACTTGAGACAAAAAGAAATGGCTATACAGAACTTGATTTCTTTGTTTTGAAGATGATAAAGCTAAACGCATCCTCTCCTACTTCACAGTATAGGAGTAGATACAAGCCCCTGCCTGTGGATGATAATGTAGATTATTCCAGGCTAGATATTGAGGATATTTCAGATGAATCAGAAGATCGAAACGCTGAAATATTAGACAAGCTGCACATAGTAAGGGAAACATTCGAAAGCCTAAACCTTGGTACGACAGCTACCCGCGTTTTTGAGTATCGTTTCTTCCAGGATGGCAATTTCTCTGAATGGGAAGGCCCAGAGACATTGAAACAACTATATGAGATTTATAACGGAGTGCAGGAACTTATTAGAAAGAAAATTAATGGAAGTTCATTGTTCTAATTTGCAATATTATTACTTTTGGTAAAAAAATAACAAAGACATGACTACAGAAGAAAATATGATTCCAATAGAACCTTATCTTAAGGACTTTAAACAATATCTTGACGCTAATTCAAGATGCATATTATCAGCTAAATTCGGCAATGGGAAAAGCTACTTTATCAGTAGTTTTATTAAAGAATATTCAAATGATTATCTGTTCATTCCGATATATCCTGTAAATTATCAAGTAATGGATAATAAAGACATATTTGAATTGATAAAAAGGGATATATTAATTAAACTACTTTCAAGTGAGGAGATTAATATCAATGAAATAGAATTGAATGCGGCTTCTTTGTTCTATTACTTTTTCACAAATAATCAAGAAGATAAGTTTTTGGATATTTTGAGCATAATCCCGGATATAAACATCTATGGAATTGACATTAATATTAGCTATGTTATTAAAAAGCTCAAAGAAGTAAAGGATAAATTTGCAACATATAAAAAACAATTTAAGTCAGATGATGAAACATATGAATCATATATCACCCAATTCGACTCACTAAAAGGTTCAATATATGAATTTGATACTATTTCGCAATTAATTTGTGACATCATTCGAGAATATAAAAATAAGAATCCAACAAAAGAGGTTGTACTAATTATAGAAGATCTTGATAGAATAGATCCTGCTCACATTTTCAGGATACTCAATGTTTTCTCCGCTCATTTTGATAGATATACTCCTGGACTGGTGGAATTTGATAAAACATGTGGAGATAACAAGTTTTGCTTAGATAAAATAGTCACAGTCTGCGATATTAATAATATCAAGAAGATATATGCCCATGTCTATGGAAAAGAGACTGACTTCATTGGTTACATAAGTAAATTTTCAAATAGTAAAGCATATGATTATTCTTTAACGGAGAAAATTAAGGAATTTCTTATTAATACATTGCTAGATAAAGACTTATTGAAATATCCTCAAATCTGTGACAGTCTTTCAGATTTGATTGTATCGTCAATGGATGAAAAAAGCACTGTAAAAAGTAATTTACGAATAATAAAAGAACGTATAGTTAATGCTAATAATTTAATAAGAAGCAAAAGTATAAATTTAAATCAAAGATTTGCAGGAAAATATATAACCTCTGATTCAGACTTTACAAAGTTGTTAGCTTTACTGAAAGCATTTGGATTTAGTTTTAATAATCTTAAAATAGAGTCTACTTTTGATGAATTTGTGAGAATCATAGGTAAATACTGGATATTAGCGGCTATATTTGGAAGGAACATTATTTTTGAACCTTGTAATAACAATATAAAAGTTGCGTATTACCGAGAAATAAGACAAGGAATTGGGGATTGGCTACAGTCAGATCCTATTTATAACTGCATTGATGGTGATCAAATTTTAGACTTTGATATATCAAATTGGGATGCAGAAGCTACAGTTCCATCATATATCTTTGACCAGATACACAATATAGTGAATTATCTAAATAGAGTATTCATTATTTAGATTAAATAAAACACAGTTTTAGTAGAGGAGCTTAATACAGAAAAACAGCCAAGGAGTCTATATTTTAGTTGAAATTCCTTGGTCATGAAAGAAAATGTAGAAATTAAAATTGATCCCCGGAACTATCGTATCCATGGGGACGAAAACAAGCGGCTTATCCACAAAAGCCTGGTTGAATGTGGAGCTGGTCGGTCCGTGTTGGCCGACCGTGATAATGTGTTAATCGCTGGAAACGGCGTCTATGAAGAAGCTCAAAAGCTAGGACTCAAAGTACGAATTATCGAGTCTGACGGCAAAGAGCTAGTTGTAATCAAGCGTACCGACTTATCTACGGAAGATGAAAAGAGGAAATTGCTAGCTCTAGCGGATAACCATACTTCCGATACTTCTGAATTTGATTTGGATTTGGTGATAGAGAACTTCTCGGCTGATATATTGAACGATTGGGAGTTTTCCGTAGACGATATTGAATTTCCGGCCGATATCCCTAATTCTGACGATGAGAAAGATAATAATCTTTATACAAAGAAAATAGTATCTCCAATCTATACACCGACCGGCAATAAACCTGCAATATCAGAACTCTATAATCTTGAAACTTACAATTGTCTGGTGAAACAAATTCAGGATTGTAATTTAGACAAGCATACTAAAAAATTTCTTCAGATTGCAGCTTCAAGGCACATTGTTTTCGATTATGGAAAAATTGCTGAATTTTATGCTCATTCAAACAGCATCATTCAATATTTAATGGAAAATTCAGCTCTTGTCATTATAGATTTTAATAAAGCTATTGAACTAGGATATGTTTGTTTAAAGAAAGAATTGTCAGACTCATATTTGGAGGATTATAGCAATGATGAAAAATAATTGCTTCGTTGCATTGATACTTACACATGGGCGTCCAGACAATGTACATACAGTAAAAACATTACGGAAATGTGGCTATACAGGTGATATTATCATAGTATTAGATAATGAAGATCTGAAGATAGATCGTTATCGTAAAAACTATGAAAACATATATGTATTCGACAAAAAAGAAATAGCATCAGAAACAGATGAGGGTGATAATTTCAATGATCGTCGAGCTATTATTTATGCGAGAAATGCTTCTTTTGAAATAGCAAAAGAAAAAGGCTACCAATATTTTATTGAGTTAGATGATGATTATACGGAATTCTCATACACTTATAATCAATACGGTGAAATGAAGCAGAAAAACATTATCAATCTTGATAAAGTACTTGATACTCTAATTGATTTCAAGAATAAAACATGTGCTTTAGCTGTTGCATTAGCTCAAAGAGGAGATTTTATCGGAGGAAAGCAGAATAATATAGTTCGTGGTGAATTACTTAAACGGAAAGCTATGAACTCATTTATCTGTGATACAAACATGCCTTTTAAGTTTTTTGGTAAAATTAATGAAGATGTAAACACTTATACCTTACTGGGTAGCAGAGGAAATTTGTTTTTTCAGATACCTCATGTCTCACTGAATCAAGTAACAACCCAACAATCAAATGGCGGAATGACTGATATCTATTTGGATAGTGGGACTTATGTTAAGTCTTTCTACACAATTATGTATGCTCCTTCTTGTACAAAGATACGCCCAATGGGAAGCGTGTACAAACGCTTACATCATAGTATTAATTGGAATAATGCTGTTCCCAAAATAATTCCAGAAGGTTGTAAAAGATAGCCTTTCTTTATATTTTGATTATAGAAGATTATTCAAGTTAAAGAATGGGTTATTTCATTTTAGTTTTAGTTAGTTATAGTTTATGACAGAGAAGAAGAATCCGGCCGAGAAGAAAAAAAGAGGGCGTAAATCAGAATACAGAATAGAGTATGCCGATCAAGCTCTAAAGCTTTGTTTGTTGGGTGCAACAGATAAAGAGCTCGCCGAATTCTTCTCTGTTTCAGAGCAAACCTTAAACAAATGGAAAAAAGACTATCCCGAATTTCTTGAGTCCCTAAAAAAAGGAAAGAATATTGCGGATGCTAACGTTGCATCTCGGCTATATAATCGTGCTATCGGTTATTCCTGTAAGGCAACAAAATTTGCAACATCCGAAGGAAAAATAACAGACTCTAAAGAATATATTGAGCATTACCCACCTGATACGACAGCCGCTATATTCTGGCTGAAGAACCGGCAACCGGAGAAATGGAGAGACAAAAAAGAAGTTGATGCAAATGTGAACCTTGGTGATGAACTGGAAGGATTGAGTGACGAACAACTACAGGCTATAATTGATGGCAAAGAAGAAGAGTAAAAGACAAATATTGATTCGTAAAGCAAAGGCTGCTACCATACTCCGCAAACGAATATCAAAGAAAGACTTTTGGGCGTTCTGTTTGTACTATGATCCGAAGTTTTTCTCTAAACGTCTGTTCCTAAAGAAGGTCGCAGAAGCGTTCATGCGTGTGTATGAATCATATTCTGCTGGTATAATCTACCGTCTTGCTGTCAGCATGCCGCCGCGTGCCGGTAAGTCTTATATATCATCTCTTTTTATAGCTTGGATGTACGGTCACTTTCCGGAAGAATCCGTAATGCGTAATTGTTGTTCTGATACTCTATACAACAAACTTTCGTATGATACCCGTGATATAGTTAAGTCAAAACGATATAAAGAGATATTCCCTGATATTCATCTGAAAGGTGATAAACAGAATGTGAAGAGCTGGAATGTGGAAGGCGCTCGCCAGGTATCTTATTTCGGTGGCGGTGTTGGCGGTACCGTGATCGGCTTCGGTGCGTCTATGCTCGCCATGACCGACGACTTATACAAGAGCCTAGAAGATGCGTTGTCTGATAATAACAATGAGAAAGTATGGTCTTGGAAACAAGGTACACACGATTCACGTATTGAGGGAAGCTGCTGTATGATTGATATTGGTACTCGCTGGTCCTCTAGTGATGTCCTCGGACGTATGGAAGAAGCCGGCAAGTATAATGAAATCATCCGGATCGCAGCTCTCGATGAAAACGATGAAACTTTTTGCGCTGATGTACATACTACGGAATATTACCAGGAACTACGTTCTGAAACCGACGAAAGTATTTGGATGGCCGAATATATGCAGGAACCGTTCGAGGCCAAAGGGTTACTATTCCCTAAATCTGCTCTCATGCGTTTTAAAAGTGCTGATATCGCAGGAAAGAAACCTGACGGTGTTATCGGTGGTTGTGATACGGCAGACAAGGGAGATGATGATTTTTGCGCACCATTCGCAAAGGTATTCGGTCCCAAATACTTTATCACTGATGTTCTTTTCACCAAAGATCCTGTAGAAATAACAGAGCCTCGCTTGGCGCAAATGGTTATAGATACGGGATGCGATCAAATGCGTATCGAGTCAAACAACGGTGGACGCATATTTGCTATCCATGTCCGTAAGATGGTAATAGAACAAAAGAAAGCATGTGAAATACAGGCTCGTCCTACAACACAACACAAACCTACACGTATCATCATGAAAGCTGGATGGATAAAGAAACATTGCGCTTTCCTTGATGAATCAGAGTACGCCAAAGGTTCAGACTACGGTCGTTTCATGAAAGCTCTTACCAGTTACAAGCGCGAGGGTGATAACGTTCATGACGATGCTCCGGATGGCATGACAATCCTTGCAGAGTTTGCTGAAGCAATCGGTCTAAACCTCAAAAAGCAACCCCGCAAGGTGGGCCGCGGATAATTCTCGTTTTCATTATTAACAAAAAAGTGTTGTTATTACATCATATAGCCATCCAATCGTTGAGCATCCTTTAGCTTGCTCTTGATACATGCAATATACAACATGGTTAATAACTTGCAGAATATAACATTCTACTTTGCCAATCACTGAATACAATTGATTTGTTTTCATTGCTTCTATTATTAAAATTAAGAATAGAGCTTTTCAGTGTGACTGGTTTCAAGAAAACCTAATCCACCCAAAAGCGTGATTGGCTTCTGCTTCTGCGAAATACGTATAAATTTTGTGAACTTAAAAAGACAACATTAAAGCATTCTCATAACTAAGTGATTATCAACGAAATAAGATTCATCAGCTGTAGAAACGATATCTTTTTCAACACTTTTCAGCACTTTTCCGGCACTTTTACCGCCAAAAAAGGACAAAACAATGCACTTGGTCGGTGATTTTTTTCTGAACATATATTTTAAGAGAAAAGTATATGCCAGATATTAAGGATATTCTAAAAAATGAAGACTTCGGTAGCATAGTAGGTGATTTATGCGTTGATACACGCGAGAACCGCAATCCTCGCGAGTATATGGAAGAATACGATGGCGACAGGACTCGACGTAAAGAATCTGTCGGATATCGCGAACCGAAGAAGATCGCTGTATATTCAGAGACAGAAAAAGAGGTTGATCCCGATACAGGAGAAGAAAAGCCAAGGAGACTGGAGGATAAAACTGTAGAAGTCGCTCAAATTGTTACTAATCTACCAAAGAAGATAGTTCGTACCTCTGTTGCCTTTTTGTTTGGTGGTGAAATGACTATCACAGCTGAAGACCCTAATAACGGTTTTACCGAGTTTAAGAATATCTATAAGCGTAAACTCAAGATGCAATCAGTTTTGAAAGAGTTTGCTCGCAAGGTATTGTCTGAAACCAAAGCTGCTATTGTTTTCTATCCGGTTACCCGGGATGATGGTAAAAGCCAGCTAAAGGTTAAAATCCTCTCTACTCCTAAAGATAGCAATGTCGAATGTGAATTCTATCCACATTTTGATGAAGACGACGATATGGACGGCTTTCTCTATAAATACAATGCAGAGGTTAATGGTCGTACTTGCGAATGCGTGAAGATATACACGAAAGATACTATCTACTCCGGTGTTATGGATGGTGTTTGGCTTGTAAAAAAGACAAAAAACCTCTTTGGCAAGATTCCGGTAGTATATGCCGAGGTCGATTGTCCTGATTGGGACGATGTTGCTAATTTGATGGATAAAAAAGAGATGAGACTTTCCCGTTTGTCAGATACGAACGATTACTTCTCTGAACCAATTCTAAAGACCTATGGTCTTGCAAACTTACCTAGTAAAGAAACTGTAGGCAAAGAATTGAACTTCGGAATGGAAGTAGACCCTGATACCGGTACATCATATCACGGTGATGCAGATTACTTAGCGTGGCAACAGTCCTGCGAATCCGTAACACTTGAACTTAACCAATTGGACGACGCCATACATTCCGGAGCTTCCAGCCCTGATTTATCAATGAATAAGCTAATGGGGTTAGGTAATTTAAGCGGAACATCTCGCCGATTTATGCTGATTGACGCAGAAATTAAAGCCAGTGAGCAGATGGAAATCTTCGGCCCTGCAGTTCAACGTACTGTGTCAATAGTTCAAGCAGGAATGGCTAACATCACACATACTAAGTATGCATCACAGCTAAATGATAATTTTATTGAGGTGGAGTTTGGCAGTATTCTCCCACAGGACCTAGCTGAAGAACTAAAGAATCTTGAAACAGCATCCCAATTCAATAGCAAAGAGACGATTATTAAAAATTCACCATATACGGATGATGTTGAAGAAGAGCTAGCCCGCAAGAAACAAGATGAGAAAGATACCGCTCAAAACAATTCATTCATAGGAGCTACACTTTAACTATGCCTGAACTTTCCTTCTACGATAAACAGCATATACAGAAAGTTGCTGCACAACAGGCTGTAATAGCCAATATCTTTAATCAGTTTATACTTTCTGTTTCCCCGTATCTCCGCAAGTGGGATGATGCGGGGAAAAATAACGTATGGTTACGTAATCAGGGAATAGAGAACGCAGTTGACCGAGAACTGCTAAATCTTGAATCAATGTTATATGCTAATATTTCCGCATTCCAAAAGGATGGCTGGGAACGAGCAGAGAGAAAGAATGATGATTTTATTTCTCAATTCATCAAGGGAATGGCTATTTCTAGCGCAACTAAGGATGGAATGTTTACTCATAACCTATCTGCATTTGAGGCTCTAAAGAATGATATAGATTCCAACGGTCTAAAATTGTCTGATAGAGTTTGGAATATTACACAGCAAACGAAATCACAACTTGAGTTCTATCTTGATAGTGGAGTAGTTTCCGGTCGTAATTCGAACGGGATCAGTAGCGATATCCGACAGATTCTTCACAATCCTCAAAAACGTTTTCGCCGGATCCGGAATGAGAAAGGTGAATTGGTTCTATCACAACCGATGAAAGATTATCATCCAGGGCAAGGTGTATACCGCTCTGCATACAAGAACGCTCTTCGAACATCTGCTACAACAACGAACACAGCTTATCGTAGTGCAGACTATGAACGTTGGAGTAAACAGGATTTTATACTAGGAATTGAGATACAGCGTTCGGCCAATAATCGCGGACCGTGTAAGATCTGTGATGCGATGGTTGGAAAATATCCGAAAACATTCAAGTTTACAGGCTTCCATCCTTTCTGTATCTGCTTCGCTACTCCCATTACGATGGAACCAGAAAATTTTGCTGATTTCCTGCTGAATGACACAGTTCCGAAAGAGCAGGTTATTACAGACATTCCCCAGGGAGCAAAGGATTTCGTCAACGAGAATAAAGATGGATTGCAATCGGCTTTCTGGTATAAGGATAACTTCACCAATGATGGAGGACTACAAAGAGAAATAGTTTCCCAACCTATTACGAATGAAGTTATAAAGGTTTCTAGACCTAAACGCATCAAGACTGATGCAGAGAAAAATGATATTCAAAAAAGATGGGAAGAACGATTTGCGAGAAACTTCAATCAAACCAAGATTGAGCAAAAAATTGGTATTAAGAGAGATGAGGAAATGACTTTCGAAGAAGCTAATGAACTACGGGGAAATATAAACTTCGGTAAAGGGAATGAATATGGGGTAAACTGTCAATCTTGTGTTGTTGCCAACGAGTTGAGACGACGTGGATATGATGTAACAGCACTGCCTAATCTTGAGAAAAAAGGGAATATTCCCCACGAGCTCTCATACAGAACTAACTGGGCATGGATTGATCCGAAAACGATGGTTATGCCTGTCAAAAAAACAGCAGGTGGCATATATGATGTAACCAGAACAGGGGCTTTAAAAAGCAAAAGTATAAAAGAGTTAACCAAGGAACTAGTTGAACTAGTAAAAGAGCCAGGAAGATACCATATTGATTTCTCTTGGAAAGGTCGAAATTCGGGGCATATTATTACTTTGGAAAAATCACTTGATGGAAAAATAGTCATATATGATCCACAAACTGGAAAAATAAAAAATTGGGGAGAACTATCAAAGGAAATAAGCCTGAAATATGGAGTCAATGTACTACGTGTGGATAATCTTCTAGTAAATACTGATATTATTAACGGAATAGTGAAGAAATTATAGCAGTGTCTCTGAATATCCTTTTGGCATAGAAGTCATTCCCATGATATCTGTCGATTGTGTATAAGGAGCCAGTGTAGCAACGTCATCTTTTACAAGGATAAACCGAGGATAACCAATACAACGCCCTTTATCTTCTTTCCGGGATGCTGTATATGCCAAATAGCCGTTCCACTCTCCATAATAGGAAACTTGATCGAATCCATTTTGAAGAGCGAGCTCTTTAGCTTTCTTTCTATATTCTTTCTTCTTATTATCCATATTGCAAATGTATGCATTTGATTCTGAAATAAAATATATAAGCAGGAAAAATTTACTCCCAATATATTTTAAGGAAAAAAGTATGAAGATTTTAGCAACCATCAAAGCAGCTTTGAAAAAAGCTGGAATTCCTGAAAAGTACGCGGCCAAGGTGCAAGCTCTTTTCGACATCGAAAGTGAAGAGAACCTAGATAACTATATTGGGCTATTCAAGGATAATATTCTTCCGGACTTGGTATCAAATGAACAAGGCAGTCAAGCCAGTATTGATGCTGCTATTGCCGCTTATGAGAAAAAACACGGTTTGAAGGATGGAAAGCCTATTGAGGCAACTAAGACTAAGAAAACAAAGAAGCCGAAAGATGACGAAGAAGAAGATGAAGACGAGGACGAAGATTTCGAAGGGTTGCCAGCTTCTGTTGTTAAGTTGTTGAAAGCCCAGCAGAAACAGATTTCCGAGTTGGCTGCATCTGTCTCTACTGTCGCTACAACAGTCACTACTTCTACGAAGCAGGCATCTGCTAAAGCATTGTTTGCAGATTCTAAACTCCCTGCAAAATGGTTCAATCGTATTGATGTCAATTCTGAAACTTCTGTTGAAGACCAGATTAAAGAGCTTCAAGAAGAATTTGCCGAAATCAAACAATCTGTTATTGATGATGAAGTCGCCGGTGGTGATTACAAGCCTAATTCCTATAAGCCCAAAGAACGTACCGAACAGGAATGGTTAAAGTTAATGGAGGACGAGGAAAGCTCTGATAATGGCACTGCTAGCCTTGGTCTGGAAGAATAATTATTAATATTAAAAGCTATGTTCAGAAAAAAACAAAGTGAATTTCAGTATGCTCCTGGTATCGAAAAGATTATCGAGGACATTCAGGGCGGTGGAACTATTGCCCGCGCGGAACTGAAGGGAATCATCGACGAGCTTCCTCCGCTTGTAATTGTGGGTAAAGATGCTAATGGCCTTTACCATGTTGTTAAAACCGGAAAAGTTACTGCTGTCGCGGCTGCCGATGCTGTTGCTATTCAAATCGCAAAGAATCATGTGTTTAAAGTTGGGGAAGCTGTTACAATCGGTGGTGCTTTAACCGGAGCTTCTGATGTAATCTCTGCAATTGACAAAACCAATGCAGCTTATGACACAATAACTCTTTCTGGAGCTATTGGAGCCGCAAAGATTAATGATGTCTTAGTCCTTGTTACTGCTAAAGCTGCTGCCAAAGCTGCAAAGTTCAAGTATACCCCGGAGGTTATCACTATGAACAAGGTTGATGTGACCGTAGCTAACCAGCAGTCAGGCCTCTTGGTGCGTGGTACTGTTAATGAAGCAGTAATGCCCTACCCTGTTGACGACGCTATTAAAGCATTGCTCCGTTTTATCCGTTTTGTCTAATCCATTAAAATAAATGATATATGGAAAGAAGTTTAATTAAACAAGTGAACCGTAAGAACATGGGAGCACGACTTAACTCACGTAAAGTTAAGCCGGTCTTCTTCCCTAACTTCTTCGGTGTAAAGCAGAAAGATTCTCTGAAATGGGAAACTTTGACCGGAGAGAAAGGTGCTCCTGTTATTGCAGACGTTATCAGCTTTGATTCTTCTGCACCGCAAAAGAAACGTGAAGTTGTAGGTAAGATGTCAGGTGATATCCCCAAGACTGCCGTTAAGCGTGGTATGAATGAAAGCGACTGGAACGAATACCGGCAACTTAGCCGTGATTGTGAAGGTGATTCGGATTTGAAATCTATCCTTGACCTCGCTTTCAAAGATCAGGACTTTGTATATAACGCTGTTCGTGGACGTTTCGAATGGTGGTGCATGCAGCTGATGTCTAAAGGTGGGTTCACTCTAAACTCAAGCAATAATAACGGTATTGTTACCGAGGAATTTGTTGGTTGTGGTATGAAGAATGAAAATAAAAAGGTTTCTGCTGCTGACTGGGCAAATGCAAACACTGCAGACGGATTGCAAGACATTGAAGATACAGTAGTTTCTGCCTCTGCTGATGGTGTTACCATTAAGTACGTAGTGATGCGTAAAGATCGATTTGCTTTATTGAAGAAACAGAAAGCCGTTATCGAGAAAGTTAAAGGCTGGATCAATCAGAAAGAAAAGCTGACTATCTCCAAGAAAGTTATCAATGAATATCTCTCTGCACAAGAGAATACAGAAGGTGTTCAAATTGTCTTAGTGAGCCCGGCTGTTCGTATTGAAGATGCTTCTCATAATCGCACTACGATCAATCCATGGGAAGCCGCTAATATCTGTTTTTTGGAAGATTTACAATGCGGTGACATCCAACATGGTCCTATTGCAGCGGAACATTCTGTCGAGTACAAGAAGAAAGCAACAACACTGAAAAAAGACTTTGTTTTTATCAGCAAGTGGTCTGAACTTGAACCGTTCAAAGAGTGGACTAAAGCAGAAGCTAATGCCATCCCGGTAGTCAACGATCCTGATGCAATGTATATCATGAAAACTGATGCCAAGGAATGGGCGGCCGATGAAGATACTGAAAAAACAGATGAAGAGTAAACTATAATGGCAACAATCAGAGAAACAATACTGGAATATCCATCTATTGGGGATATGGAAGGCTTCTTGGATAAGGTAGTCTTCGTTAGGCGGGGTATCAACCCCGAAGCGGAATGTACTACTGAAAGCATGAAGCAAGTCGGTCTTTGTGTCGCTGATATGTATGCCATGATGGTAAACTCTCAAGATTTCAGTGAAAACAAGCTTTCTATCACTCATCCCCGTTCTTTCTATATTCAGACTGCAAAGCAACTGTACATAGAGAACGGGGAGCCGGAGAAAGCTGCTAAACTTGGGAAACGAATCATTATCAAAGGGAGAGCTGGCAACAGATGGTAAAACGGTATCCACATACAGCAATAGTTACTATTGAGGCTAACGGGCACTTAGTTAATGGTGAATGGGTTCCTGGGAAACCGGTTGAAATATCTGTCCTTGGACGCTACGACCCGGTAAGCGATGGAAGAATTGTTTTAAAACACAATTCGGCTGGTGATGAAACACAGGTACATGGCTATTTCTACTCCAAAATGCAACCGCCAGCAGATAGTAAGTTTTTGCGTTTGAAAGTTGCATCAAAGGGTATTGATGTACCGGTTATCTGTTGGGAACCTTATCAATCACATTCAATTATCAACGTATGAAAAACGGCATGACTCCCCTATTCACCTTTGATGAAATGGAACGCTGGTTCGACCATTTTCAAAGTAAAGCAGAAGATAAGATGCTTGTTTTCCTGCAAGCAGGAGGTGAAAAGTTTATCGAAGTAGCCCGCCGGAGTGGCTCATATAAAGACCAGACTGGTAATCTTCGTTCCTCTATCGGATATATAATAGCTAAAGACGGTGAAGTGGTTACAGAGAACTTCAAAGAAGGAGACAAAGGTACTGACAAGACCACCGGTAAGTACAAAGGTCGTAGGCTTGCAGAAGAAGTCTCACTGTCGTATACTGGTGGTTATGTGTTGGTCGGTGTTGCAGGAATGGAATATGCGGCAGCCGTGGAAGCTAAAGGGTATGAAGTCGTTTCAGGTGCGAACGTTCAATGTGAGAAATATCTAAGGGAGACATTGAAATCTGTTTTTAGTAAAATTTGAATATGGATGAATTTGACGCTGTAGATATAGTTTATAATGCTGTGGCCGCTGCGGGCACCGATGTTATGATTTACAAGGACAAATCGGAAGCAGGCTTGACCAATGAACATATCGTTATCAATCATCTGCAATTGAATGAACTTGACTTTATCAATAAAGTGCCTGTTAACATCAATATCTTCGTACCTTGGAGTGATGAGAATGGTATGTTAAAACGTCAACGAATGAAAGAATTAAAGCGTAAGGTGCGGAAGTCGCTTGATTCAATCAATAGTAATGACGGTGTATGTAAAGAAGTGACAGTTCTCTGGAGTGTTCCAATGCCGGACTTGAAAGAGAAATTCGCTTGTACAAATATTAGATTAGAAATTTTAATAGATCAATAATTATGGCAGGAGAAGTAAGACCTATCGCTATGGGCGTAGGTAAAATTAAATTTGGAACAGTCGGTGACGGCGTTCCCGGTGTAGATCTCAAAGATTATCCCCTTCCGACCAAAGGAAGTGTTGCATTCAACTTTGCAGATCCCAAAGAAGTAAAAATTGAAGTGGAAGGCAGTGAAGAACCTTTTTATGTTGAACTTGTGAAAGATACGACAGATTATGTCGAGTTCTCCATCCCTACTCCATCAAATGAGGTTCTCAAAGAACTGGCAGGCGGTGAAGTAGATACAACAGGCGGAAAAAACATCTGGAAAAAGCCTCTTAATACTCCTTCTATTTCAAAAACGTTCCAGTGCGAAACATTACCTAAAAACGGTAAGAAGGTCGTTTATACCATCGTGAATGGTAAGATCGCCTCAAAGATTTCGCAGGCTCCCGGATCAGAACAAGCAGAGTTGTTGCTTGTTCGTGTATATATGCAAGCTGCTGTTACTGTAGACGGTAAGAGACAGACCGCTTTTATGCGCGAAGTAGTTACTATTGCCGAAGGCGGAGAAGCCCCAGCTAATGCAGCGAATGTCGAAAGCGGAGAAGCTGCTCCAAGTGGTGCGAAAAAATAATTAACGGTCCTGTATAGCTTAAGTTGGTTAGAGCGCTACATTTATTAAGTAGAGACCGGCGGTTCGATTCCGTCTACAGGAACAAACTATTGAAGGATGGAGCTGAAAGTATTGAAGGTTAGTTGCAAATAACCGGAAGTATTGCCCGGAAGTACAACGGGCTAGGCTCCTTGAGGAAATTATGAGTATAAAGAACTTATTTCAGCAAGAATCGGAATCTGTAACGGAGCAGCCTGTCAAGATTCCATTTGATTTTACTAACCGAGATTCTATTCCAAAAGGAAAGGATCCCGGTGATTGTATTGTAATAAAGCCTATCACTGTCCGGACATGGTTTAGAATTCGTCCGCTTCTCCTTGAAATTGAAAAGGAAGATATTGATAAAATGATTGTGAAAGATGGTGAGCTGAATGCTGATTTTCCAGAATTGATGAATAAATATGGAGGACTACTTCTCGATGTCGTTTGCCTGGGCATTCATAACAAGCCTAGTGATCCGCCGGCATGGTTTAAAAAAGCCCTCATTGACAATACGACATGGGAGGATATACGCATATTATTCAATGCAATCATATATCGCATAGGGTATCACCCTTTTTGTACCTCTATCACGATGCTTCGGAACGTGAGCCCGCTACGAGAGACGGAGATAATAGCCGCTCGGAAGAATCTGCAAAGTTGGAAGGATATAACCAAAGCAGATTCTTAGTTATTGCAAAAGAAGCTCTAGGATTAACGTTTAATCAGACGTTGGATAGTAGCTATGGATTAATAGAAATATTGCTTCAGGAGTACTCATTTGTGATGAGACAGCGTAATAAGACGACTGACGAAGACGGAAATGTTGAAGGACGAGATTATGAGTGGGTAGAACTTCCGTCTTTTGATGACCCTAGTAAGACAGTCAGGATAAAGAAATATAACGATATTGCTGGAAAGGTCAAACGATAAGGTAATTTGCCATTGTGTTTATATATTAGGTTAACTGTTTTTTTATAAATTGGTTTAGAGTATGTTTTCTAGTCCCTTGTATCTGTGAAGATATGGGGGATTATTTTTTAATCTCCTGAAGCTTCTGATTGAGAGATGCATTATCCCGCTGTAGATTCTCAATCAATCTTTTCTGATAAGCGAGCATCCCTTCAATTCTTCCTTCATCCTTGCCCTTCTTGTAAGCAGCATTGATTTCTTCTTCTGTGTGGTTCCTTTTATTCACTACAGATACGTTCTCATTTTCCTTGGTCATGGCGCTAATGAATAGTAATTTATATATTATAGAAAAAGGCTATCTCTCCCCTATTCTTTCCGACCAAGGAACATAATCTTATTATTGTATAATGGGACTATGTAGCAAAGGGAATTGATAGCCTATTTTATTTATCGTGTAGGCTTATCAACTCCCATTATACAAATTGAAAAATTGTTCCTTGGTCTTAGAACACTGCAAAGATGCTTATTCTTCTCGAAATAGCCAAATTTTACCTCCTCTTTATATTTTAAGAATAAATGCTATATGGGTATTCAGAATAAAGATGGTGCGTTATATTTCGCTACAGGTATAGATAATTCAGGGCTATATTCCGGGCGTCAAGAAGCGATGGGAATCATAAAGGCAATGGCCGGTGAAATTACCGCTTTTGATGTATTCGGAGGGATTGGCATTAGTGCGGGAATCGCTTTTACTCAAGCAGCCAAAGAAGCATATAACTTCGAAAAGCAGTTTCAGCAAAGCATGAAAGAAGTTGCTACTCTTTCAAGCGGGATAAAAGGCAGTCTTACCGATTTTATGAATAGCGTTATTGATATGACTAGAGAGGTTCCAGTCGGAGCCGTAGAGGCAGCGAAAGCACTATATCAGATTGTATCTGCAGGACATGATGGAGCGGATGCTATGAATATTCTAAAAGTATCTGCTAAGGCTGCTATCGGCGGCGTTACAGAAACGGCTACTTCGGCAGATGCTATCACTACAATTCTTAATGCATATAAAAAAGGAGCTTCTGAAGCAGAATCTGTTTCTGATATGTTATTTACCACAGCCAAGCTTGGTAAAACTACAATGGGAGAACTTGGAAAGAGTATTGCTCAAGCTGCTCCCATTGCCTCGTCCTTCGGTATTGATATTGAAGACGTGCTAGCAGCTGTCGTATCAATAACCAAACAAGGTGTTCCAACAGCCGAAGCGATGACTAAAATACGTGCGGCAATTATGGGAACGGCTAACCATTTAGGTGATGCAGCCTTTTCCGGACGTTCTTTCCAGGAAGCATTACAGCTGATCTATAACGAAGCGAACGGAAGTACAACCAAGATGAAAGAACTATTAGGCACTGATGAAGCTTTACAGGCCGCATTAATGATAACCGGACAAAATGCAGTAGGCGCTGCCTCCGATCTGGAGCAAATGAAAAATGCAACAGGTGCAGCAGAAGCTGCCTTTAAGGAAATGGCATCATCTGCCGAAAATCAAATGAAACTTCTAGGTAATAATATAACAGCCGCACTTCGGCCAATGGGAGAAGCTATTTTAAAAGAAATATCTTCCATAGCTACTGCATTCAATAATGCATTTGAGAATGGAAACGCCCAAGAAGCAATAAAAACACTAGGAACATTGATTGTAACACTTACAAGTGCTTTTGTTGGCTACAAAGGTTCTATTATAGCAATAAATGCGATTAAGGAAATACATATTTCATTGCTTGAAATGGAAAAATATGAGATGCTTTTATATCGTAAAGCTGTTGAAGCTGGAACTATATCTGAAAATGCACTTACTGCTGCTCAAGTAAAACAGATGGCAACAAGGAGAGCGATGGTTGCAACAATAAAGTTACATACAGCCACCCTATTAAAGAATGCTAAGGCAATGTTAGCTAATCCTTATGTGCTAGCAGCCGCAGCTGCTGCAGCTCTCGGATATGCAATTTACAAATATTCGACCCGTGCAACAGCCGCAGAAAAAGCACAAAAACAGTTTAATAAAACAGTAAAAGAAAGTCAACAGAGGGCGAATGATTACAAGAACAAAATTCAAGAGTTGGTATCTATAGCGCGAAGCGATGCAGCTGCGACTACGGAAAGATACAAGGCTTTATTTCAACTACAACGCTTGATGAAATCCGTTTTTAAGGATATGGATTTGAAGAAGTTGAAAGATATGGATGATTTAGAATTAACCAATAAAATAGCAGAGGCAGAAGCAAGAAGAAACGTTGTTATAACTAAGACCAATTTAGCTATGGCAAAACAACGCTTGCAAAAAATAGACAACCAAATTATCCTAACAAATAACAGAGGTGGGTATACCGGTGCATTAAAAGAAGATAGAGAAGCTGTTGCTAAAGAAGTGGATTTGTTACAAGGTGAGGTTGACAGAGCAGTAAAGACACATTCTATATCCATTAAATCTTATGTACAATCCCAAAAAGAAGCGGCTATTCAGAATAAAGCCTTTTGGACAAAGCAAAAAGAAAATGCTACTAAAGCATTGGAGTCAATCGCTTCAGCACAAAAGAAGCAAATGGATGCTGGAAAGTTCAAAGGGATAGATTCTGCTGTGGTAAAGTCTTATAAAGAAAATGTCAAGAAGCTAAAGGAGGCTGAAAAAGAATTAAAAGTCTATGATTCATCTTCCAAGAAGGATGACCAAGCGAAAAAGCTACGTGAAGAACAGGAGAAATATAAACTCCTGCTAGATAAGCAGAATAGAGAGCAACAGCGTATGAAAGAAGACTCTGCAAACCAACTAGAGCAGCTTGAAATAAATAAGCTTAAAGAGAGCAGTGAAAAGGTTCTAAAACAAAGGGAACTCAATCATAAACTAGAATTACAGGCTATCGATCGCGAAGCTGAAGACAAAAAGTTAAAAGTGATTGAAGATGCTCGTTCCGCCTTTGATGCTAATCCTGACAATAAAGATAAAATCTTCAATGCATCAGCATATGTCAAGTCAGAGCCAGTAAAGAAACAGTTTGATGCATTTGATAAAGTTGCTAATGAAAAAAAGGAAACTACAGATTTAAAGTACAATCGTGGGGATGATTTAGCTGATTTGCTGAATCAGTATCAAGACTATACGGACCAACGCCTTGCTATTGAACGAAAATTCAACGAAGATATTGCCACCTTGCAGGAACAACGTAAGCAAGCGGTTAAGAATGGAGATACAGAACAGGTTGAACAAATTGATCGGTCTATTGCTCAAGCAACAAAGAACAAGGGAATGGAATTGATGGGCCTGGATTACGATAAGTTGAAAGAGTCTCCGGAGTATGTTCGTGCATTTGAAAATCTGAAAGAAACGTCTTCTGAAACTCTTAATTCTCTGCTTACTCAATTAGAGAATGCAAAGAGTACGGCTGCCAAAGTTCTTTCCCCGGACCAGCTTCGCGAATATACTAGTACTATTCAATCAATTATGGATGAATTGGATTCACGTAACCCGTTTCAATCATTATCTGACAAGAAGAAAGAACTAGCAGAAGCAGAGGAAGAGTTAGCTAATGCGCAAATTGAATTAGAAAATGCTAAACAGACTCAAGAAGCTGTAAAAGGTGGTGCTAAGATTGAAAATGGTGTCAAGTCCTCTAAATTCAACGAAAAGACTGGTAAAATTGATTCCACAAAAGCTTATCTGACCGAGGCACAGGCTTTGGATAAAGTAAAAGAAAAGACTTCGAGATACAATGAGGCGAAAGATAAGGTGGTACAGAAGGATGCTAAGGTAAAGAAAGCAGAGAAAGATGTAAAAGCACAGTTAGATGAATTATCAGACGCATTAACTGATGTTGGAAAATCAATCGGTGGACCGGCTGGTGAAATTATCTCATTGATTGGTGAAATAGGGACCTTTGCATTGACTGCTATGAGTGGTGTTGAAATGGCAGCAGATACATCGGCTAACGCTATCAGTACAGTTGAGAAGGCATCTGTTATTCTTGCTGTTATTAGTGCCGTTATACAGGTAGCAACAAAGATTTTCAGTATGTTCACTAAGGACGATACGACAGAAAAATACGAGAAAGCGAAAGAAACGTATGAATCCTATATTAATATTCTTGATCGGATAATTGAGAAACAGCTGGAGTTAGCGGAGACCTTGACAGGAGATACCGCAAACGCTGTTTATGAAGCTGCTATTGCCAATATCAAAGAACAAAGCGCAAATGCCCGAGTACTGGGGCAACAATACTTAAATTCTGGTGCTTCTGGAAAGTCACACTCAAAGGGTTATGATGAAGTAGATGATATGTCCGGTGAAGGTTGGAAACAAGCTGCAGAGGCATTAGGCATGTCCGTAAAGGAATTTAAAAAGAAAATGGGTGGTCGTATGACTGGATTATTTGATTTGACCGATGAGCAACTTGCGGAACTTCAGGAACATGCCGGTATCTTCTGGTCTCAACTTGATTCAGACACGCAGAAATTTGCAGATCAAATCGCAAATGGTGTCGGGCAGGTAGCGGAGGTGCTGGAACAGCAAATAGCTGATACCACGCTTCTTGATTACAGCTCTCTTCGTTCAGACTTTCAGGACTTGCTTAATGATATGGACGCCGATTCTGCTGACTTCGCTGATAACTTCGAGGAATATATGAAGAATGCCATCGTAAATTCTATGCTTAAAGAAGAATTCATGGACAGCTTAATGGCTTGGAGAGAAAAACTTAACAATGCTATGGATGACGGTGTGACTGAAGATGAGTATAATGCACTGAAGGCAGAAGGGCAACAGCTCTCTAATGAAATGAAAGCAAAACGAGATGCAATGGCAGAAATGTTCGGCTGGAATGATAACGACGATGAGCGTGAGGCATCAAAGAAAGGATTTGCTTCAATGTCGCAAGATTCAGCCAACAAACTAGATGGAAGCTTTGCTGTAATGACTTCGCATACTTATTCTATAAATGAGGAAGTTAAGAGTATTAATTCAGGAACAGAGAAAATAGCAGAGAAACTGTCATATCTAATAAATATGGATAAGAATATGGCTGAAATGCTTCGGGGTAATGATACTATTGTTTCCCATTTATCGGATATCTCCAATTACACATCTAACCTTGTGGAAATAAGAGAGTTCATGTACGCTGTAAAGCTGGGAATAGACACGTTAAACACTAAAGGTATAACATTAAAGCGATGAAAGGGCAATTATTGATTGACGGAATAGAGGCATATACCAGCTTGGGTATATGTGTTACAAAGGGAAGTTATAATAATCTTGTAGCATTTCCTGCCATGAAGGAACCAGATAAGAATGATTGGCCGGAGGAGGATGGACAAGAATTCGATCTTTCTTGTCCTGCATTGGATATGGCCGAAGTAAGCATTGAATTTGCGTATATAGGCAGTTTGGGTATTGGTGGATTGATTGATATACTTTCTGACTTAAGCTATCATGAATTTTACTTTCCCTTAATCGGCAGGAGTCATAAGTTACGTCTGTCTTCCCAAAGCAGCTATGTTATTAATCCAGGTCTTGAAGTTGCTAAATTTATTTTTAGTAACGACTTCCCCCGAGAAGTCGATTACGAATACCAGGAGCCCGTAAATGAGCTTCCAATGCCTAAAGGTTACGAGATTGATGACAAAGACTTATCCGATTATGGCGTAGTCGTATTGCAAGGTAGTAATGCTGAAATACTAAAGGCTCCGACGGTAAAAAAGAACCTATTACAGAATTTCAAGCGTCAAGACGGGGCAATCTACGATGGTGAAGTTGTGAAATTCCAAACCAAAGAAGTATCTCTCAAATGCCTGATGCGGGCCGGGACGGTTGAATTGTTCTGGCGTAATCACGATGCCCTACTCCATGATTTAACACGGCTATCTGCTAAAGTCGATGATGAAGGATATGAGTATTCCGATGCGGAACGTATATTTTATTGTGATGAATGGAGTGAAAGCTATCCCTGCTATTATAAGAGTTGTCAGACGAATGATTTCATGCTAAATAACGGTGTATGGTGGGAATTTACCTTGAAACTCGTATTTACCAGCTTCCGGATCGGAGAAACGGAGTTCTTGCTTTCATCCGAAGCGGGCGAATTTATCATAACAGAGGACGGAGAGTTTTATATAGATTTAAATTGATTTGCTATGCCATTAAAGAAGAAAAAAATATCAGAACTGAACGAAGCCAGCGACATGAAAGGCTTCTTCACTATCGGCTACCGAGTAATCAACGGAGTTAAGACTAGCCTTAAATTTGGTTTAGAGAAGATTCAGACTGCCTTGGATAATATGCTCAAGGCTACGAGTGATGCACAAACAGCAACTACCGATATGAGGCAGTTAGAAGCCACAGTTGAAGAGAATGAATCGACTCGTGAAACTGATGAATCCCGTCGCAATGCTTCCGAACAATCCAGGCAGACAGCCGAAACGAATCGTTCTCGTGAAGAGCAAGCCCGGGAAGTTGCTGAATCAGTACGTATCACTAATGAAAATGCACGTAAAACCGCTGAAAGTGGACGCTCTACTGCTGAAACTGCACGGGACAATGCAGAAAAGAAACGTGTAACTGACGAAGGTACACGAGAATCTAACGAGCAGGTTAGAAAGAATGCTGAAACAGCGAGAGGCAATGCCGAATCCGAACGTGTGACTAATGAGAATGCACGCAAATCTGCCGAAACTTCCCGTGTGTCCGAAGAAGATAAAAGAAAGACTTCCGAAACAGAACGTGTTACGGCTGAAACCGGACGTTCCTCTGCTGAAAATATCAGAAAGCAAAATGAAGATGCGCGTAAGACAGAAGAAGCGGCCCGCGTAACTGCTGAAGATAAACGGGTAATTGCTGAATCCGGACGTGTTGATACAGAAGCTGAACGTGTCTCGGATGAACAAACACGTAAAAGTAATGAAGATGCACGCAAGACCGCTGAAACAGGTCGTTCTTCTGCTGAATCGGAACGTGTGAAGGAAGAAGACAAACGAAAAACTGCGGAGAGTGGTCGTTTTTCCGCTGAATCTACCCGTGTTTCTGCCGAGGATAAGCGGAAAGCAGATGAAGCGACAAGGGAAACGAATGAAACCTCACGTGTGGCTGCCGAATCTGACCGTGTTACCGTCGAATCTGAACGTGTATCTGCCGAAACTGCCCGCAAGTCAGCGGAGACAGACCGGGTGTCAGAAGAAAGTAAGAGAAAGACTGCTGAAACTTCCCGGGCTACGGCTGAAACTTCCCGGGCATTCGAAGAAGACAAGAGAAAGCAGAATGAAGATGTGCGTAAAACTGCGGAAGGTACTCGCGGATCAAATGAGGCTAAGCGTGTAAACGCTGAAACGGAGCGCGTCGAAGCAGAGTCTCAACGTAAGTCAGAGTATGCCGGTATTGTGCAGGAAATGACACAGGCAACAGAAGAAGCCACGGCAGAGCTTGAAGCCGTTAAGAAAGCTACTAACGATGCAAATGGCGCTAAAAATGCGTCTGTTGAGCAGACAGCCCTTGCTAAGAAAGCCACGGATGCGGCTAATACTGCGGCTGGTAGTGTTAATGAAGCCAAAGAAGGAGCTAAGATTGCAGCGGCAGGCGCCAATGCCGCTAAAGCTGAATCGGAAGCTCAAACTGCCTTGGCAAAGAAAGCGACAGATGATGCAAATACGGCCAAAGATGCATCTGTTATACAAACAGGGTTAGCAAAGAAAGCCACGGACGATGCGAACGCTGCTGCATTGGCGGCTAACAATGCGGTTTCAGGAGTTGACGCAAAAGTGAAAGCTGCTGTCGATGCACTTGTTGCCGGTGCCCCGGATGCTCTCGATACACTTATTGAGTTAGCGAACGCACTTAACAATGATCCTAACTTTGCCACGACGATGGCAACAGAGCTGGGAAAGAAACTTAATATTTCTGATATTGTTAATAATCTGACAAGTGGAGGGACTAATAAAGTGCTTTCTGCCGAACAGGGAAAAGCTTTGAAAGCTGCTCTGGACTCACATAATCATGATAGTAGATATGAACTGATTATCACTAAACTTACCGCTTTTAATAAAGATTTTGGTACCACTGCCGGAACAGTATGCCAGGGAAATGATTCACGGTTGAGTGATGTCCGCACTCCCAAGGCTCATACGCATAAGAAAGCGGATATCAGTGACTTTCCTACCACAATGCCTGCAAGCGATGTACCAGCATGGGCGAAAGCAGCTTCTAAGCCAGCCTATACAGCAAGCGAAGTAGGTGCATCTCCATCTAATCACAATCATGCAGGTACTTATGAACCTGCATTTACCAAGAATTCGGCCTTTAATAAGAATTTTGGTAGTGCGGAAGGAACCGTATGCGAGGGTGATGATTCACGGTTAAGTGATGCCCGTACACCGAAAGCGCATACTCACAAAAAGTCTGAAATCAGTGATTTCCCCTCCTCTATGCCTGCGAGCGATGTACCTGCATGGGCGAAGGCGGCAAATAAACCATCCTATACAGCTTCCGAAGTCGGTGCTTCTCCGTCGAATCATACTCATGCCGGAGTGTATCAGCCAGCAGGTAGTTATGCAGCGAGTTCGCATACACATGGAGCAACGGATATTACTCCGGATAGTACTCATCGCTTTGTTACCGATACAGAAAAAGAGACCTGGAACAGTAAGGCTGCGGGAAACCATAATCATGATTCTACGTATCAACCAAAAGGGAATTATGCAGCTTTATCACATAAGCATTCGGCATCTGACATCACGGATGATATTACACATAGATTTGTCACAGATTCGGAAAAAGATGCTTGGAATAGTAAAGCGGCAGGAAATCACAACCACGATTCAGTATACCAACCCAAGGGGAATTATGCTGCAAGTTCTCATAAACATACAGCGACGGACGTTGAAGAAGATTCGACTCATCGTTTTATGACGGATGCAGAACGTACAAAACTTAGTGGAATAGCCTCCGGAGCTAATAATTACTCTCATCCGGCTTCTCATCCAGCATCAATGATTGAAGAAAGTACTACAAGAAAATTCATGACGGATGCGGAGAAAACTTTACTAAGTTCTCTCGGAACTACGTATGCTTTAGCTGATCTATCGAACGCAATAAGCGTAAACCTATCCTTGAACGGTTATGCAAAATTTAATAATGGATTACTTGTACAATGGGGCAGAGTTGGAGGTTCATCTACAGCTTCGTATAGTGTGACTATGCCTACATCTTTTTATAATACTGAATATAAAATATTTGCAACTGTATATAAGCCTAGTAGTGACTCCGCCGTATATTCATCATCTCCTTTGGCAATAAATAAAACAGTTAGTAGATTTTATTTGAATAGAAATTATGCAAGTGGGGGTACTACTGGATTATCACAAGAATCATGGGACTGGTTTGCGATCGGGCGTTGGAAATAACTAAAAAACAAATATTATGAAGTATTGGAAAAATGGATTCTACGATGAACCGGTAGACGGTTCGGTAGAAATTACAGAAGAGTATTATCAAGAGTTACTGGCTGGTCAATCTACCGGCTTGATAATAGCTGAAAGCAAAAATAGACATCCTATTTTGGTAGAATATGAGTACGACATTGAAGAAGTGCGAAAAATGAAAGTATCTGAAATACAATCATTTGATAAATCAAACTGTGTCAATTCTTTTGATTTATTGGGTAAAAGCATGTGGTTAGATAAAAGCACACGTGTTGGATTATTTAACTCAATTTCGATTGAAAAACAAATCGGTAAAACAGACACGGTATTGTGGTATGATGCAATAAAGTATATAATTCCTATTCCAGATGCTTTAGCAATGCTGAATAAGATTGAAATGTATGCACTAAACTGCTACAATGTAACGCAATCGCACATCGCAGCAGTCAGAGCATTGCAGACTATTGAAGAAGTTGAAAGCTACAATTTCAAAGTCGGTTATCCGGCAAAACTCAACTTTCCCGGGTAACCAGTTTTGAAGTCGTATGCTTCAATTTCTTCTTTTGTCTCTAGCTGTTGAATAGCCTTCGTATGCCTTTGTGTCGTGTCAAAACACGCAAGGGCATACAATTCTAGCTGTTGTAACATGTCAATGGCTCTTTCGATTGATAAGACAAACTTTGTATCACCAATCCAGATACTTGTTTCAGACCGTCCGGCTTCTTTCTCAATATTGATAGAGTTCATAAGTCCTACACGGGTGCTTTTGTTTAACCAACCGAATACATTATCAATACTGAACTGATTCACCATGTCAGAGGAATCATATAGCCTTAATTCATCAAGTTTTTGCGCTCTAATTTCTTCGATAGTAGCCTCGTGCACAACTAAGATCGGATATCCTTTTTTGCTTTCAGCTATTATCAAGCCGGTAGATTGACCAGCTAATAGTTGATTGTAATACTCATCCATAATTTCTACCGAACCGTCTACCGATTCATCGTAGAATCCATTTTTCCAATACTTCATGATATTTGTTTTTAAATTATTTCCAGCGACCGATTGCAAACCAAGCAAATTTTGCAGTAGAATTACCTGTAGACCCACTAGCGTAAAAAGTTCTGTCAACTTTAAAATAGCTTGAACCGTTATTTAAAATTGGACAGAAAGTATATAAGTTATTATCTGATGCATCTTTTATTATATTACCATATACATTATAGGTCGAATTGTAGAATGAAACAGGCATATAAACGGTTAAAGTGTGAGTGCTAGAACCAGTATTATATCCCCATTGAATCATAAACCCGTTATTAAATTTTATATAGCCATTCTGTCCTAAATTTTGAGCTTCTAATAAAACAGCATTAGTTCCGAGAGAACTTAGGTGAATTAAACTACATTTTGAGTGATTTCTTTTAAATATTTTTCATTTTGATTTATTTCGTGACAATGCCGTTGATGTTGTGTGTTATATATTATTTTGGCAATGATTCGTCTATCATTTCCTTACTTTTATGCCTATTATTCAATACATTTCTATTTGACGTTTATATTTTAGGATATAATTCTAAGGACATGATAAGTTTATATAATGGTGATAAGGAAATAAAAATCGAAGTAAAGGATGAAAGCTACTCTTATGAAGCTATTATGGGAGAAGATACACTCACTTTGTATTTTTCTCATCCGGGGTATATTGAAATTCCGGTTGGCTCCTGGTGTGACTTCTACGGGAAGCGTTATTCTTTGAAGAAGGATAGCAATTTCAAGAAAAACGGTGAACGTAACTTCGAATATACTCTGATTCTTGAAACTGGCAAGGCTGATACGATGTTGTGGAAAGTACGCCATACCGTTGATAGAAGTATTAAGTTCTCATATACAGCTAAGGCACACGAACATCTACGTCTACTCGTTGAAAACCTGAACCGTCGGAGTACCGGTTGGAAAGTCGGTGATTGCATTGAGGGAGCGGAGAAAGTAATCAACTACAATCACACTTATATTCTTGACGCTCTCAATCAACTTGCAGAACTATATGAAACAGAATGGCAGATCACTGAAGAAACTGTGAATGGAAAGCAAATTAAGACTATCCATCTGCGTAAAGTTGAGTATAACAAGGAGAACCCTTTGAAACTGTCGTATGGTAAAGGCCACGGCTTCAAGGTCGGTGTTGGTAGGACTTCTGGGGATATACCACCCGAAATAATTTTGGTAGAAACTACAGATCGCAATATTGATTATTCTACATACGGATCTAAATACCTGTCACTTCCAAAGAATAAGACTCTTGTTTACGAAGGGAGAACGTATAAGACAGATGCGGATGGAACTTGTGTCATGCGTGCTGATAAAGAACTTACAACAGCAAAGGAAGAGAGTCTGGACTGTACAGCTATTTATCCTTCCCGTGTTGGTACTGTTAGTTCTGTTATTGAAGTGAACAAGGAGAATAACTTCTTTGACTTTGTAGATAAAGACATTCCTGAAGAATTGAATTTCGAAGATTGTCTCATAGCAGGAGAAACAATGACGGTTATTTTCCAGACTGGTATGCTTACAGGCAAGGAGTTCGAAGTAAAGTATATCCATGAAGCGAAAGACAAGAAAGAGGCACGTCGATTTGAAATTGTTCCGCAGGAAATTGATGGTATTACTATGCCGGAGCCGGAAGTCTGGCGACCGAAGGTTGGTGATACATACGCAGTGTTCGGAATGCAATTGCCGAAGGCTTATATCTGTAACGATAGCACACAAACGGGTGCGAGCTGGGAAGCTTTCAAGGAAGCTGCTAAATACCTCTATGAACATGAAGATAAAGCATTCATATTTACCGGGACATTGGACGGTATTTGGGCAAAGAAACGCTGGTTGGAGATCGGCGGTAAAATAGTACTCGGAGGGTATGTTGATTTCTATGATACGCAATTTCATCCGGAAGGTTCTCTTATCCGGATGATAGGAATCAAACGTTTTGTGAATAATCCGTATTCTCCCGAAATAGAGCTTTCTAATGAGCCTGTAGGTACTTCTGTCTCAAGTGATCTGAATAAGATTGAGACAAACGAGGTGACAGTTATTGAGAAGCATAAAGACGCACTTCAATTCACTAAACGCCGGTTCCGTGATGCGAAGGAAACAATGTCTATGCTTGAAGATGCGTTATTGAACTTCTCCGGTTCAATAAGTCCTATCACTGTTTCAACGATGCAACTACTTGTAGGTGATGAAAGTCTACAATTCCGTTTTGTCAATTCAAAAACAAATCCGGCACAGGAATCTCACAATATCACCTATAATACTAGCACCAAAGTATTAACTGCTCCGGCAGGAATCCTTCAGCATTTAACACTCGGTATCAGTTCTCTTTCTTCTTCTCATAAGGCAGACGAATATAAGTACTGGGATATGGCTGAATACAATTCTCCGGCACTCATTGACCCGGAAAAGAAGTATTATCTATATGCTAAAGTTGGCAAGGAGAATCAAGCCGGAACATTCCTCTTGAGTGAAACGGCTATTAAAATGGAACAGATAACCGGATATTATCATTTACTCACTGGAGTGCTTAATAGTGAGTATGACGGTAGTAGAAGTTTTGTCGAATTATACGGATTCACAGAGATTCTCCCGGGACGTGTAACAACAGAACGGATTATTTCGCCGGACGGAAAGACGTACTTCGATTTGGTAAAAGGGGAAATAGGCGGAAATATTCAAATTAAAGCCGGTTCCTCCGGATTAGAAAATCTATCTGAATGGGAAGATGCTCATCAGGAAATAAAGGATGCAGCTAAAGCGGCCAAGGATGCTGCTGATTCAGTGGAAGGACTTCATAATTATGTAGATGGAGCCTTCGCTGACGGAATTATAGACGAAGCAGAAGCAAAAGCTATTGAGAAGTATATCAATACTGTCAACAATACCAAACAGGCTATCGAAGCAACTTACAATAAACTCTACACGAATGTTTATTTATCCGGCTCTGCAAAGATTAGTTTGCTCAATGCTAAGGTTACATTGATGGGAAGTATTGAGAACCTTATAAATGCTATCAATACGGTCATCGCTGACGGACAGGCCACTGCAGAGGAAAAAAGAGAGGTCGATAATAAGTTTACTCTGTTTAATTCAGCCTTAGCGACTTTCAACACAGCTGTAGAGGAAGCCAATAAGGCAATACAGGATAAACTAAAGGAATATTCCGACGAGGCACTGAAACAAGCGATACAAGCTTTAGAGGACGCTGCGAACGCAGCCAAGGCTGCACAAGATGCAGCCGATTCAGTCGATGGCTTACATGACTACGTAGATGGAGCTTTTGCTGATGGTATTATTGACGGGGCGGAAGCGAAAGCAATAGAGAAGTATCTGAATACAGTTAAGAATACGAAATCTGCCGTTGAAGCTACATATAATAAACTATACGTGAATGCCTATCTGGAAGGCTCTGCTAAAACAGATCTACTTAATGCTAAGGTTTCTTTGTCAGGTGCAATTGATAATCTTATTGCTGCAATAAATACGGCTATTGCAGATGGACAAACGACTGTTGAGGAAAAAAAGAATGTAGATGATAAGTTCGCTTTATTCAACTCTGCTTTAGCCAGTTTCAATACAGCTGTTGAAGGAGCAAACAAAGCTATTCAAGACAAACTGAAAAGCTATTCAGATGAATGTACTGCTGATTTGAAAGTGCTCAATACTCAAATCTCCGCACAAGTAACTCGAGTTGATAGCTTGACGCAGCGGATAGATACTGCCGGGTGGATTACCACAGCAGACGGTAATAAGATATATGCTTCTAAAGAACTGGAAAACGGCAATACGCTTATATCTTATATTAACCAGGCGGCCGGAGAAACGACTATCCACTCATCTAAAATTAATTTAGAAGGAGCTGTCACCATCACAGCGCTTCATAGTGATCTGCAGACAGTAATCAATTCAAAAGTAGATCGTTCCGGTTTGGGTGGATTAGCATTCAAAGATGCTGTCGAAGCTGCCCAGCTTGGTTCTACCATTGTTGTAGGAGGGTATTTGAATACTGATTTGATAAAGGTTCGTCGTGTCGATGCGAATGTAGGATTTATCGGAGGATTTTCAATCGAAAACGGTAGGTTGATATGGACTATGAGCGACTATTTCGGTGGCACTTCTCGAAGCTTAAAACTGGGTTCAGGCAAGGCAAAAGAAGGTGTTGTAAATGTAACATTCGACGCAGCTACCGATGGACGATTTGGAGTTGCTGCGATTGGCTCAAATTTAGGTGGTGCTTGTATTTATGCGTCGAGAAATCTTAAAGAATCAGACCGGAGTTATCCACAGGCAAATACAACGTATGCCGGCTTCTTTGATGGAGGTGTTTACGTGAAAGGAACATTGTCAAGTGAATTGTGCTTAGCTGATAATTTTGGCTGTATTACATCTAGGGATGGAAATGGTGGGATTAACTATTACCAAGGTATTGATTTCGATTTTGGTAGTAATATGAAATTCAGAAAAGGGTTATTGGTATCAATCGCTTAATATATAAATAATTATGAAAATCAATTTAAACAGGCCTTTACTCGATTTTAAAGGCAATGAAGCTATTAAAGTAGTCAACGGTAAAGAGGTAAAGCAGTATCTCCGTGATATGGTTTCAGAGGCATTGTATGCAGCAGGTTCTAACCCTCAACAGGGTTTGGATATGTCGAAAAAGTTACGTGCATACAAGATGTTACAACAGATTATTAACAATCGTGGTGTACTTGATATAGAGACAGAAGATGCAACCTTATTGAAGGAAATTTGTGCAGATTTCTTTGTATCTGGTGCATACGGACAAATTTATGATTTAATAGAAGGAGGAAACAAGGAATGAACATCACAGCAACTAACAGTACCGCTACAACTAAGGTTACGGAAGCTATCAGGGTTAAATACAGAATGTCAACCCGTGGCACCGAGGCAGTCAAAGATATTACTGCCGAAATCATTAAGGATGAAACGACTGTCGGATTCTTCAATGCATCGCGAAATGGAGTAACCGGCTTCTCGCTACATGAGTATCATGGGCTAACCTCTGGCGAAGTGAAGAAGGTATTTCAGACAGCCATTGACGATTGTGGTGAGGTCTTGAAATGAAGTATTAATATTTTAGATAAATGATTATGGATTATTTCAAAAACTTACTCATTGGATTGGTTACCGGTATAGCTGCTTATCTCAATCCTATCTCTGGGGAAATCAAAAGCCTTATCGCTGTATTTGCCCTCAATTTCATTTGTGGACTGCTTACTGCACTCCTTATCAATCATGAGAGTTTTTCTTTTAAAAAGGCTTGGAGGTGTATCGTAGAAGCAACTATTTTCTTTGCCTTGGTTAGTTGTATCTACTTTATAGGCGAGCATAAAGGAAATCTGGAAGGTGCTCTGCAATGTGTCTCATTTATTACGTACAGCGTATTCTATTTCTATGGGGTAAATATTCTTCGAAACATAAAAGAGATTTTACCTAACTCTAGTAATGGTTACAAGGTAGTAGCTTTCCTGCATTACGTACTAAGTGTTGAGTTTATAAAGAACATACCATATTTAACGAACTACTTACAAAAAGGAGACGCAAAATGAAAACTATTGATGCTATTATCATTCATTGTTCGGCCACACGTGCCGGGCAAGATTTACGTGCTAAAGACATTGACCGGATGCACAAGCAAAGAGGCTTTAGCCAGATCGGTTATAACTTTGTCATTGACCTGGATGGAATGATTGAAGAAGGTAGACCGCTCACAGTTGATGGAGCACATTGTAACACCAAAGGTTTCTCGGAATCTTCGTATAACAGACATTCTATCGGTATTTGCTACATAGGTGGGCTAGATGCAGCCGGAAAACCTGTCGATACTCGTACTTCGGCTCAAAAGGCAGCATTACGTGAACTGGTAGCGAAGCTTTGTAAGGAATATCCTATAATTGAAGTGCTCGGACATCGTGATACTTCGCCCGATTTGGATGGCAGCGGTGAAGTAGAGTCGGCAGAATATATCAAAGCGTGCCCCTGTTTTGATGTACGTTCTGAGTTTACCAACTTCTTACGTAATACAGTGATCCGACCATGAGACGCTTAGTATATTTCCTGATCATATTGCTGACGCCAGCAATATGGTTGTCATCCTGCCGGACTCCTCAATATGTTCCGGTAGAAACCAAAATACAACTAAAAGATTCGGTAATAACGAGAGATTCGGTTGTAATCAAGGAACAGACGGTTCGGAAGGATTCAGTTGTAATAAAGGACTCTACCGTAATCGTAGTCGATGAATCCGGAAATGTTATCCGGACCGAATTATATAGGTACCGTGACTGGTACAAGGAACTGTCACGTGATTACTCTGTGTTGCAGGCAAAGTATGATTCTCTTTTTAGTGAGAAGCAGAAGGTAGTACAAGTCCCTTATCCAGTTGAACGAGAACTTTCTTGGTGGGAATCCATTCAACAAAAAACAAAAAGTATAGTTATTGGAATAATAATCATTTTCATCTCATTATTTATCATTCTATTTATTCAAAAATGGAGAATAAAATAGTATATTTGCAGCGATTAATCAAATCTTAATGCAAAATGGAAAATAATTTTCCCCATTGCATAAATTGTATAACTACAATAATGTATGAGTTTATCTATTATTGAGCGAATAAGAAGAGTTGCTGCTAAAAAGTTAAGAATAAGAAAAAAAAGGAGTGAAGCTAAAAAACGTTTGGCAAGAATATATCATATGCAACAAGAAAAACGTAGAAAGCAATATCCCAAAGGTGGTGGCAAAAAGATAGGTAAATCTCTTAAAATTAAATCAAAAGAGAATGCACATCCTGAATATTATAGTGAAAGAATAAAGCTTTTTAAGAAACTAACAAATGCTTTTGCTAGTAAGAAGAAAAGTGATAATTCGGGAATATTTATGATTCCATCCGTTTTTTCATTAACAGATAACTATAATGAAAGTTGTATATTCCTTAGAGAACTATTTGATGCATTAGATAGTCAATTTTACAAAAAAGTACTCATTGATTATGCAAATTGTAAAAGAATAGACGTTGATGCTTCTATATGCATGGATATCATTGTAGCTGATTTTATAAATTATTACAACACTTGTTTGAGAAATCGAAAAAAATTGCGAGTTACAGAAATAACTCCATTAAATTATGATAATCCTGTCATTGAAAAAGTTTTATATTCTATTGGTGCGTTTTCTAATTTGCTTCAGCAGTCTAAGACATTTGATGATATAACCCCTTTTCCTTTATGTATTAATAGTAAAAGCGTCAAAAATTACGCAAGAAAGAGGGAGGTAGACATAACAAAAATGGTTGATTATATTATTGATTGTCTTAAAAAAGTAAACCGAAATTTAACGATTGATGCTGAGACTAACTTATATAAGGTAATTGGTGAGATGATTATTAATGCGGAAGAACATTCAACCACTACCAAACGTTATGCTATTGGATATTTTGAAGAAAGGAACGATGATGGTAAACATTATGGTATTTTTAATTTGTCTATTCTTAATTTTGGAGCAACTATTTATGATACTTTCAAAAGTGATGATTGTAAAAATACAATTGTAAAAGAGCAGATGAAAACATTATCTGATAAATATACTAAAAAGGGACTTTTTAGGAAAGCTAAATTTGAAGAAGAAACGCTTTGGACACTATACGCCCTACAGGAAGGAGTTACGAGAAAAAAAGAATGGAAAAGAGGAAATGGAACCATTCGATTTATTGAAAGCTTCTTCAACTTAAAAGGCGATGTAGGTTGTGATAGTAAATCAAAAATGACTATAATTTCTGGAAATACTCGTATCATTTTTGATGGAAAATATAAAATTGTAGAAAAAATACGAGATGATAAAACATATAAAATGATGACATTTAATGCTGTTGGAAACATAGAAGATATCCCAGATGATAGATATGTTACATATACTGACAATAAGTTCCCTGGAACTATAATCACAGCAAGAATATTTATAGACGAATATAATACAGAATTAGTAAAATAAATAAAAAAATGGAAGTTATTAATTTAGAAATATTTAGGACTCCTGGTTCTAAAGTATTTACAGGAAGAGATAGGGGAATAGAAGTTAGAAATCAATCAAAAATTGATGAAATAGAATCAACTACAGATGATGCTATTACTATTATAATTCCCGAAGACATCCGGTCTATTAATCCTTCTTTTTTAGAGGAATTTCTATCAAAAGTAGTAAAAAAATTAGGAAAAGAGAAGTTCTATAAAAGAATTAAATTTCAGAATAAGAGTGAAAGATATCAAAGTTTCAATAGTGATCTTGAAGAAGCAATTGAAAGTATTTTAAAATCAGACAACTCATTAACTCGTTAAATATTCGATTATCATGGATGATAAAACATGGCTTGATATAGTTGTTGATATATCTAACATACTTATTGGATTGTGTACGATTTACTTAGCTTATTATGTTTTCGTATACCAAAAGAGTAAAGATAAAAAAGATAATAGATTACAATGGGTCAAAGAATTAGTAATAACTCCACGCTTTGAATATGTTACCAGTTTCTATAATAAACTTTATGCATTAAAAGGCAGATTTAAGAATAGTGACTTAACGGAAGAAGAAAAAATAGACATACTTGACTTTACCAAAGCCGAATTTTACTTTTTTAGAGAGTCTTTTATTGGATTACTACAGTTTGTAGAGCCAGATTTGTATGTTAGCTTATGTAATAATATTGAAGGGTTAATAGATAATCTCACAAATGTAGTGGATAATGATGAGCTAAAACTAAACAAAGAGAATGTTTATAATGCAAATTTCAAAAAACATATTGACAAATCATATGAAATGACAATAAAAACTTTATTCTCATACGATGGTGAAAGTTGCTAATTTTTACAAATGCAAATATAATTGTAGAATTAGACATAAAGTAAGGTAGTTTCAATTCGAAGCTACCTTTTAATTATATATTGTCTTTTCCCAGTCATCCAACACTGTTACATCCCACCGAGGAAGATCCTGATTAATATAGGTTACAGACCTACCATACACAGAGAAACTTTTTCCAATAAACTCGTCGATAGCTTCATCTTCCCCTTTTTGAAGACAGATATTCATAAAAACATGCATTTCATCCCAGTTGGTAGGCCCAATGAACAAAGATTCAATGAGCCTACCTTTAACTGGAGCCCCGACAACCTGGTCTTTTATTCGCTCAATGAGAGCAATTGCTTCTTCAAATGTCATACTTGTAATTTTAGGGCAAAGATATAAAGAACTCGCAAAAAAACGGCAAAATTTGGATAAATAAAGTAAGTGTTTGGTAT